AATGAACCCGTTTGATTTTGTAAATGATATCAATCTTGGTAAGAAAGATATCATAACTGATTCTGATAATCCAGAATTAGCTGAAAAGACATACAATCCATTCTTAACTAATCGAGCCTTATCATACTTCCCTGATACCATACAATTCGCTAACATGATGAATAAAAACTCTCATATAGATAATATGCTTCAATATTCATTCTTACTAAATATCATAAGAAAACGCAAACGTTTTTCTAAATGGTTTAAGAAGAATGATGATGATGTTTTACAAATGGTGATTGACTATTATGGGTATTCTGTTAATAAAGCAAAAGAAGTACTCAAAATACTTAATGATGAGCAAATAGAATTTATACGAGAAAAATTGATTAAAGGTGGTATGAAATGACTGATCTAAGTAATATGATTGAAGTTCATCTGAAGGTAGAGGATGACTTCTTAAAAGTAAAAGAAACACTGACACGAATAGGTGTTGCCTCCCGTAAGGATAGAAAACTCTATCAATCTTGCCATATTCTACACAAGCAGGGCCGATACTTCATCGTTCACTTCAAGGAACTATTCGCTCTAGATGGCAAACCTTCAGATTTTAATGAAAATGAATCTGATATCGGTAGACGTAATGCTATCGCAAACTTGCTAGAACAATGGGACCTAGTAACACTAGTTGATTCCAGTAAATCTGTTAAACCAATTGCTCCACTAAATCAAATTAAAATTCTCCCTTATAAAGAGAAGAAAGAATGGGAATTAGTTGCTAAGTATAGCATTGGTAGAAAGAAATGACTATATCAAAAAGAATTTTGATTATTGAAACAAGTGAAAAATATTTTCAATCTCAAATAAGTAGACATAGAATAAACGTAGAGAATATACTTGATAATAGTGTCGGAGTGGCAGAACATTCTGATATTATGACTACTATTGAAAAAGAATTAGAACAGATGGCCCATTATCAAGATTTATTAGAAATGCTTAATACATTTGACAGTCGTTTATAGAATAACTTCAGAGATCAATTAAAAGGAAAAGAAATATGCCGACATCAATTCCATTCGACTCTTCATTGGTGCTAGGTAATCTAGTAAGTGAAGCTAAAATTAAAGCATTACAGGCAGTAGAAGATGCTCAAAAACCTATTGATACTGCACAAGAACAATTAAATGATATTATTCAAACTAAACTGAAGTTAGATATGACACTTCAAGAAATGATTAATTTAAATGTAACTGCTACCCAACTTGCAGATTTTAGAACACAGATGATAGCTATTGAAGATGATATGGCGGTAAAGGCAAGTGCCTATGGTAAAGCAGTAATTGATCAACAAGAACCTATCAGAAAAGCAAAAGAAGGTGCCCATGAAATAGAGAATATACCAGAAAGCCCTATTGACTGGAATAAGTCTGGATTAAAAAAGTTAGCTATTTCATCTGATACAATGGTTGCTGATGCACAATTTCTTAAAAATGAAAGTGAGGAAGATGGTAGTACTGCCCATGCCGATGCTGTAGCGGCTTCAGCTAGTGTTACAGTAAATTCTATTTTTGGTCCTAAATATTCAGCTAAGACAGCCGGTTCTGTAAAAACTGCCGTATTAAAACAAACTTCTAAACATAAGGTTGCAGGAACTTTAGTCATTTCGGCTACCTGTACACATAAAGTAGCAGATTTATTTGCTCCTTTTGTTATGGATCCAGAAAAAGCGGTAGAAGCATGGAATAAAATCCATAAAGACGATGCTATTATTGTCACAAAACCAGAATCTCTAGCAAAAGCTTTAGATGATGATAGTGCTACTAATTATTTGAGTCTATTATCTGGCCAGACAGTAGGTAGTTCATTTGTAGGAATGGTTCATGTTCTTCAAGAAGAAGATACTTCTAGTAAACAATCTTCTAGCGCGGTATCTTCTAATCTTCAGGCTAAAATGGAGTTTGGTGGATGGTTCGCTAGTAGTAAGGGTAGTTTTGGTGTAGATAGTAGTTTTAGTGATAATATTAAAAATATGTTAAGTACTTCAGATTTAAATTCTCATTGTTCAGTAGTTACTATGGGTCTTATTCCTACATTAAAAAGTAATAAGGTAACAACTAGTATTAGTCAACTAAAACCTGATGCTACAGAAGTTATGGGTCAACTATCTGCTATTCAATCTGCTACAGATACGGATGTAACTAGTGTATCATCAGAAGCAAATAAAGCTAAATCAGGTGCCCAATTCATTGCTCTTAATAACGGTTATATTAAAGAAGTAGTGTCTAATCTATCAGAAGTTGAGAATAAAGACAACCAGATGATTGATGTTAATTCACTCATGACAGCCTTTGATGATTATGTCGTTAAAGCAGCGGCTGGAGATGCGGGTGTACCTATCAATTTCTTTATTAAATCTATTTCTAAAGCACAAATTGCTAAAGCTTGGATGAAGAAGTTTAGCCCCATACAGAGTTGGGAATTGAGTTCAGGAGATGATAATTCTGTAGCAAATACTGCTGGAGGCTAAAAAAAAGGTTGACAAACATCTAGAACATTGCTATAATAACTACACTGAATGATAAACAAAGGAAACTGAAAATGCGTAAGTCTATGAAGATTATTGCAATTAGTGCGGTGGCTCTGACTCTAGGTGCTTGTAATCCTACTACTATGGGTCAACTTGGTGGTGGTCTATTGGGTGCTGCTGGTGGTGGTTTTGCTGGTAATCAATTTGGTGGAGGTATGGGCAAGAAGCTCGCTACCGCTGGTGGTACCCTAGCAGGTGCATTGGGTGGTGCCTTTCTAGGTAATTCGCTCGCTATGCCATATGAGAATCGTGCTGGTGTAAATCGTAATACTATTCAAATTGATCAGAATGGCCGACTTATTGATCGAAATGGTTATCGGATTGATGCTAATGGTCAGCGAATCAGTGATACGAATAATAATGTTAATTCACGCCAAAATCGAAGTGGTTTCAAGCCATATAATTGGGATGGTAATCGTCGTGGTGGTGGTGGTAGCACTAACACTAATAGTAATATGAATTGCCGAGTTCAGAATAACTATGTTTCTTGCAATTCTAACTAAAGGCGATTCTGCTATGTATTAATAGCATAGATATTTTATGCTATTTTTACTTTTATTATACTAAATAGAATTGAAAGCAGACAAGAGTTTGTTTTCTTTTAAGGTACGCCATATTGGGTACCGTAATATAAACCTGCCTAAAGGAGGTCGTTAATGACTAAGGATATGTTTAATCTGTTAAATTCACCATTCTTTGTAGGATTTGAACGAATTCATGATCGTATGAATCAATTCAATGATACCCTTTCAAAGAATGCCCCTTCATACCCGCCTTATAACATTCATAAAGATGATGATCAATACATTATTGAAATGGCCGTTGCTGGCTTTACAGAAGATGATATTGATATAGAAGTACAAGATGATGTATTAAAGGTAGTAGGGTCTGCATCAACTTGTACTAATTCTAGTTCATATTTACATAGGGGGATTGCTAATCGTGGGTTCACCAGAAATTTCAATCTTGCGGAAACTATTGAAGTCAAAAGTGCATCGCTCGTCAATGGGATGTTACAGATATGCCTCGAAAATATTGTTCCCGAAAACAAGAAGCCCAGAAAAGTTAACATTAATAAAAAAGAAGAATCTAAGGAGGAACCTAGACTATTAAATGAATAAAGTATTAAAGTGCGTATTATCTTTTTTCTCCTCATGGGAAGAAAGATATTTAAACCAGTCTGTAGATGTTGCAGATCTAGAATTGAGATTGAAAAATCTTGAGAAACTAAAATCAAGGGGGTATGGAGTAGTATGATAGACTTCATCAGAGATAATCCAGCCCTAGTGTATTATGCAGGAGTTATCGGCATGTTTTTATTTGTATGTGTAGTATCTAAAATTGTACAGAAAATTTTAGAGAAAGCCGAGAAAGTCCTCGATGTTTCACTAGTAGCACACAACCCATTTGTAAGACTTGGATAATAACTATTGACACAAACCAAAATATCATGTATACTAAGGGAGAGTAAGAAATTGCTCTCCCCTTTTTTTATGGAGGTGTTTTGTTTTATACAAATGTAGATCGATACGGTAACAATATTCTATTTCGGGGCTATAATAAAAGAGGCCCTGTCACGAAGAAGATTAAGTTTGAGCCGACGTTTCATATTCCAAATAATGATGGTGATTGGAAATCGCTAGAGGGCCAACCCTTAGCTGAGATTCAGCCTGGTACTATGCGAGACTGTAAAGAGTTCTTGCAGAAATATGATGATGTATCCAACTTCAAAGTATATGGTAGCTCTAATTATATTCACCAATTCATTAGTGAAGTATTTCCTGGCACTGTAAAATATGATCGAACGAAGATTAATATTTGTACCATCGATATCGAAGTTGGTTCTGAAGATGGATTTCCTGAGCCTGACCAAGCTAAGTTTGAAATTATAACTATTACTATTAAGAACAATAATGGTAGTATCTACCATACATGGGGCACTAGTAATTTTGATAGTGATAAATGTTCTCAAAATGTCGTATATCGTAAATGTAAAGATGAGAGAGACCTTCTCCTTGATTTTATAGATTATTGGAGTGATCATATCCCTGACATTCTTACTGGTTGGTATTCAGAATTCTTTGATGTACCATATCTAGTAAATCGAATTAGACGAGTATTTGGCGAAGAGATGATATTGAACTTATCTCCATGGCGCAGAGTCGAAGTGAATAACAAGATTATTGCTGGTAGAGAGATGGTTGGTTATAATATTATTGGTGTAACTCAACTCGATTATATAGACCTATTCAAGAAATTTACACTCAATACTCTTGGTCAACAAGAATCATATAAACTAGATCATATTGCTAATGTAGTTCTTGATGAAAAGAAACTAGACTACAGTGAATATGGATCACTTCACTTACTCTATAAACATGATTATCAAAAGTTTGTAGAGTATAATGTTAAAGATGTTGAGTTAGTTGATAAGCTAGAAGACAAGTTAGGTCTCATTGATTTAGTGTTGACTATGGCTTATCGTTCTAAATGTAACTTAGGAGAGACGTTAGGTACAGTTGGTATCTGGGATGCTATTCTCTATAACGAATTTAAGAAAAGAAAGATTGCCGTCCCTCAGAAGAAAAGTTCTGATTATAATACCATTGAAGGTGGTCATGTAAAAGAACCCATAATTGGTATGCATGAATGGGTCGTTTCGTTTGATTTGAACAGTCTATATCCTCATTTGATTATGCAATATAATATGAGTCCAGAAACTATTGTGAATAATATTATTCCTGATACTACTGTAGATAAACTACTAGATATGCCTGATATTGATATCCCAGTCGGTACTTGTCTTACCGCGTCTGGCCAATTGTTTCGTAATGATGTACATGGTATCATCCCACAAATCATTCAAGAATATTATGATGAACGAGTTGTTATTAAACAAAAAATGATTGATGCTCAACAAAGATATCAAAAGAATAAAACCGAAAGTATAGATAGAGAAATATCGTTACTTTATAACAACCAAATGGCAATTAAAATTGCTATGAATTCATATTATGGTGCTTTAGCAAATAAATACTTTAGATATTTCGATGTACGAGTAGCTGAAGCAATTACTATTACTGGTCAATATACTATCCGTTGGGCTGAAAAGATTCTCAATGAATATTTAAATAAAGAACTGAAGACTAATACAGATTATGTAATCGCTATTGATACTGATTCAGTCTATATTAACTTTGGACCCTTAGTATCAAAAGTATTACCAGACGAAACAGATAAGGACAAGATTGTAACTTTTCTAAACAAAGTAGGGTCTCATATTGAGAAACAACTTGAATCTGGTTACGATGAACTTCAGACATATATGAAAGCACCTCGCCAGAAAATGGTGATGGCCCGTGAAATCATAGCCGACAAAGCAATATGGACCGCTAAGAAACGATACATTGCCAATGTACTTGACAGTGAAGGCGTTCGATTTGCTGAACCCAAATTGAAATTAACTGGTATTGAAGCAGTTCGATCTTCTACTCCTCAAGTATGTAAACAACTAATCACTGATACTATCAAAAAGATTATCACTACTACCGAAGAAGATGTTCAAAAACATATAGATGACCTTAGACAAGAATATATGAAACTGTCACCAGAAGAGATAGCATTTCCTCGTGGCGTATCTGATATGAGAAAGTTTGCAGATAGCTCTAGTCTTTATAAGAAGGGCACTCCTATTCATGTTCGTGCGGCCTTGCTGTACAATAAACAGTTAGACGATAACGACCTTGGCTATACTTATGAACGTATACAATCTGGTAACAAGATGAAGTTTCTGTATATGTTGATGCCTAATCCAATCAAAGAAAATGTCTTCGGTTTTGTTACTGTTATGCCGAAAGAACTTGACTTGGAGCAGTATATAGACTATAATACACAGTTCGTGAAGAGTTTCTTAGATCCCATTCAGATTATTTTGAATGCGATGGGATGGAAATCTGAGAAGCAATATACACTGGAGGATTTCTTTGGTTGAATTACCCGATAAGAAATATAGTGTGATATATGCTGACCCACCTTGGTATTTCAAGAATTTCTCAAAGAAGGGTGAAGGCCGAAATCCCAGTCAACATTATAACTGTATGTCTATTGATGATATTTGTAATCTACCTATCAGTAACTTGGCCGATAAAGATTGCACACTATTAATATGGGTAGTGGATCCTTTATTACAAGAAGCATTTAAAGTAATTGAATCGTGGGGATTTAAGTACAAGACTGTAGGTTTTACTTGGGCTAAGTCTAATAAGACTTCATTGGGGTTCTTCACTGGGCTTGGTTATTGGACTAGAAGTAATCCAGAAATGTGTTTACTTGCTACTAAAGGCAAACCTCAAAGAAAATCTAAATCAGTGAGACAATTAGTTATAAGTAAAAGAAGGGAACATAGTAGAAAGCCTGATGAGATTTATAGTGGTATAGAAACATTATTAGACGGCCCCTATCTAGAATTGTTTGCTCGTAATACACGACAAGGATGGGATAGTTGGGGGAATCAAACACAAAAGTACGGAGAATACAATGAGTAAATGGGACGAAATGGATATGACTGGATGGGTATCTGGTCTTACCGCAGTTGATGAAGATACTTATCGAAAGAAAGTAGTAGATGAAGAATCCGCTTCACAAGCAGATAAACCTGCATTAGCGGCCAAAGAAGACTTGGGTTTACTAGAACGTAGACTTGAAGCTAAGTTAGATAGTATCAAAAATGTAGAAAAAAAGATTGATAAACTATTAGGTTTAATATATGATAACGAAGATATTGTAGAGGAACGTAAGCAATTAGCTGATTCTGTAGCTAATAAGAAAGTAAATGAAATGGCTAAAATTGTTATGCCATTGCTAGGTAGTTTATATCGTACTCAAAATCAAGAGTATATTCATTGGCCAGGGCGTGGTCCTATCATTGAAAAGCAAATGGAAAAAGTAGAAGCAAT